TTGTGGAGGGCGACGCCTGAGGGATGGGCGTCGATTTTTAGGCAATAAAAAACCCACGTATAAGGTGGGTTTATGTATTGTTTCTGACACATTTTGCTAGAAAATGTATTAGAAACAATAACCTAGTGTATCACATGCCGTTGTGATTGGGGTGGCGTTAGGCGTCGCCCACTAGGTTATTGCTGCTATTCACTCGACCAGATTTTTATTGTCATAAGGTCGGTGTTGCTGGTTTTATTTTGCTCACTCATAACGCGCAAAATAAAAACAACTCAATAAGCAATTGAGTTCTTATTTGTACAATACGATTAATCTAACAAACGCCGTCTATTTTACTAGTTCACGGTCATTAACGATAAACCCTTGTAACATAAGCTTGTATCCTTGCTTCGATGTACTGAGTATCAACCTTGATACCTGTATGAACCATGTCCGGTATGCTGTTACAAACGCCAATAGCGATATAAGCCAACAAAGTGAGCATGTCACTAATCCTTGCTTGTTTTGTCATCTCGACAATACAAGCCAATAAACAACTAATCCTAAGTCTATTTAAAACACTATCAGCTGATAGTGTTTTAAATAGACTGGCATTAATGCCAGTCTAAATTGTTACGCCACTTTTTTAATATGGTTTAACGCTCCTGTTAATTGTTGGTTTTCTATAACCAATTTACTATATGCCGCTTGTAAAACAGCGTGCTCTGACTGTAATGAATCAAACGCGGTTTTAGTTTTAGTCAATTCCATAATGGCCACATCTAACGCGGTTTTAGCTCTTTGCTCTTTGTCGGATGACAATTTAGCGGATTTTACCGCGTCTTTTGCGGTTGTCTTTAATGATTCATTTAAAGTTTTAATCTTGTTTAATTCCACTTTAGATACCTCGCCTTTTGTGGCTTGCAAGGTTTTAATTTGCTCCACTAGTTGAGCATGCTCAACTAGTTTGGCTTTGTCATCCGCTCTTTTTTGCGCGGTTTTTTCTTGCGTCTTTTTAGATGTTTCTTTTTTTGTTGCGGCCATTTTAGCCAATGTCTCTTTGTCTACCAATAAGCTTTTATCAAGCTTACCGATAATTAATTGTCCATCTTTATTGCGTATACCGTGAGGTATACGACCTGCTATATATGCCTGTAATTCCTTTTGCAATTGTTTGTTGCTATCAATAGCAACAAACAGACGATTAAAAGATTGATATCCACTATTAGTGGAGTCTCCTAAGATAATAATACTATCAGCAATGGCAAATGCTTTGCTTTTTATGCTACCAGACACTAACGCCAATTTTTTGATAGCACTATCTATGCCTTTCAATGTAGGCGTGGTCAATGTGATAGGCAAGACTTGGGTGCGACTTGGGTTTGATTCGGGCGCGATTGCGCTGGTGGCAGATTTAGCCATGATGTAATACTCCTGTTAGAGCCCCAAAATTAGGGCGAAATTGTCGATACGAAAAGAGCGTATACCGTTTCTTTGGTATGACTTAAGATAACACCCCGACCATGCTTATTCCTGCCAAAAACACCTGGGAAGTAAATAGGTTCGAGGGAGAAAATTTTTGGATTTTTCGATTTGCCCTCCCCATCTCGATTCTCCCCACCCCACAAAAATAAATCCACCCACACTTAACACCTGTTAATACAGCATCCAAATTACCGTGCTAAAGTCGTCACCAATGGATTGATTCAGAGGTCAAGGATGACCAGCCGAACACTCTGATGCCGCCTGGGGTTAACCAGGACTTTGACCTCACCGGTTTCCCCGCCGATGAGGTCTTCTTTTATTTATGGAATAGGCCTCATGGAAGAGATGTCAATCGACCAGCTGATCAATAAGCTGGAACACAATAAAAAATACATCACTGATACCCAAGCCAGCCGGTTGGCCAACATCGCCAACCGCACTTCCGATGGCGTTTCCAAAGACTCGATGGGCGACCTGCTCTCTGAAGTGCAGGCCCAGATGATTGTCTTGAAGTCTTTCCGAAAACGAGTCTCCGACCAGGGCAACGCCGCTACCACACGCGACCTGAAGGACATGATCCAGGCGTCTACCTCCTTGTTCACCATGTTGACCAAGATGAATGAGGGTATCACCAACCAGGAACGGCTGAGAAAGGTAGAGGACGCCACCATCGAAGCGATCAAGACCTTACCGAGTAAAGAACAGCAGATTTTCTTTTCCACCCTAGAGAAGGCATTGGCCAAATGATAGGACATCAAACAGCAGAGTCCCTTGAGTCCCTATATGGGAATAAAGACGCCTGGACTGCTTTAAAGTTACAGAAAAGCTCAAAAGTATTCACAAATAGCACGATTTTGTCCATTAATTCGTCGAATTTACTATCAAAATCAAAATGTTTGGTGGTTTTGCACCGGTTTCATGATGACATTTGCTTCATTTTCAAGATAGAAAACAACCAATTTATCTCTTTGCCAGCATTATTTAAGCTGCAATCAAATATTTCCCTTGTAGAACCGATCAACGATGTTGGGGTTTTACTGGAATTAGAAGCCTGGGCGAACGCCTCAGGGAAATTTACCTTACCTCTTTGGATATTAAAATGACCTTACAAGAACAGATTAACGAACTAAAACAGGAAATCACAGAGATTGAAGCGGTGATATGCTTCAGGACATCGATGATCTATGACCTTATCGAAGATTGTGAAGAGCTTGATCAGCTTCATTCCGAAGCGATAGTCGCTCTTAAGAAGCTGCAAGGTGAACAAAAACTAGATACTATCCTTGTTTTGTGCCATACCGGCAAATGAAGCTCCCCGCTTTAATGTCTCAGATGGTTGCTCGGCCCGAGCAGGTTATCAAACAGGCGACGGCTATCTTCCACATGCGTGCTGACGTTGAGGCATCGGATGAACTGATGCAACGCATTGCCGGACTCCTTAGGCACAACCCTAAGGAGTGGCTGTACTTGTATAACGACCACCCGTTACGGGCTAGGGCTGAGGCGGGCTTGAAGGATTACATCGCTGATCCGTCAACCGCTATCATCTTGGTTCACCCGCACGAAAAGTGGTGCATCGTGGCTCAGGATGATCTGGTTTACCCGGTGATCTTTAAATCGTCGGTGATGGATACTCACTTGTTCAAAATTGTGGGCGGGAAGGGGTCACGTTGGCTGCTGACGATGCTTAACGATATGATCAATATCCTTGAGACCCAAAATTATACCGACGGCGACACGGCCCATGAATTGTCTCAGTTGTCTCAGTTGTCTCAGTTGGATATCAAGAATGATCCAGTCGCCCGACTGACCGGGGCCGGTTTCCGGTTATGAGCGAACTGAACCCGATCGCCGAAGAGTACTTGGGTCGATTAAAAGACTCGATCGAACGCACTTCGGCGTTGGGTAGAATTTCTTATTGGCTGGAAAAGAACACCACCCTGGCCGGTAAGCCGTTTAGTTTCAAGGGACACGAATTTCAAAGGGAGATTGTTGATGAGACACATCCAAATGCTTGTGTTATTAAGCCTTCGCAAGTGGGGTTATCAGAATGCACTGCACGACTTATGCTCGGTTTTGTTGCTATTAGCCCTGACACTGTCGGCATTTACACCTTACCCACTGTCCATGAAGCCCTACGTTTTTCAAAATCTCGAATTGATACTGTTATTCGTAGTAGTCGCTACTTATCCTCCATCATCATAGGCGGCAGCGACAGCTCATCGTTCAAACAATTGGGCACCAGCCAGATCTTTATGGCTGGAACCTTCGGTAAAGCGTTGATCTCGATCCCCACCGACATCTTGCTGTGTGACGAGGTTGACTTCTCCAACCCAGAAGTACTGGTCACCGCCGAGTCCCGACTCTCTCACTCAAGGATATTTAATGAAGAACTCGAAATCCGAGGTATCAGACGGAAGTTTTCGACTCCTACTCTTCCGCAGATGGGAGTGTCTGCCCTGTATGACAAAAGTGATCAGCGCCGTCGCCTTGTTCGTTGCAAGCATTGCGGTCACTGGTTCTGGCCAAACTTCCTTCATCATGTTGTGGTTCCTGGCTATAGCGGTGATATGGCTGAGATTACTTATCTTGAAGTACAAGACCTGGATGACCGGGGGCTCTTAACTCAGGCTAAATTGCTTTGTGAAAAATGCCACGGCATAATCACCAAAGAGAACCTGCGTCCGGAGTACCGGGAGTGGGTTGCTGAATTCCCGCATGTCAAGCACAGTCGTGGCTATTCGGTTTCCCCATTTGATTTACCGGACTACCACACGCCGACGTCTATCCTCAGGAAGAAGCTGGAGTTCAAGGAAGAGGAAGGCCACTTCCGAAACTTTACCTTGGGCTTGGGTTTTGCCGATGCCAGTAACTCAGTACTGCCGGGGGTGGTTAAGGCCAACACCAACTTGGCGCCCAGTTATCCGGACAGCACCAGTGCCTACGGTTGCATCATGGGGCTCGACGTTGGCAAGACCTCTTGGCTGACGGTCGGCAAACTGGTCGGTGATCATCTGCATGTGATTTGGACGGAACAGATCAAGATCGGTATCAACCGGGAAGACGAATTGTACAATGTGGTGTGTTTGCGGATGCAGCAGTTCCGAGTTATCAAACTGGTCTGCGATGCCATGCCGTATACCGATACGATGCTGCGTATCCAAGGCCGGTTTGCACCGGGGCAGGTCATGCTCTGCACCTACACGCTGACCGACACCCGAACAGCGATCTCTCGCTTGCGGGAGACGGACTACACCTTGGAAGCCAATCGCACCAAGTCGATTGACGTCCTGGTTAAAAAATTAAACACCGGCAAGGTGAAATTCGCTGCCTTGCCCGATACCAATCTGATCGAATCTCATCTGCAGGGTATGAAGCGCATGGATCGATTGAGCCCGAAGGGCGAAGTGGTAGCGGAGTGGCTGAAAGCCTCACCGGACCATTACTTTCACTCATTGAATTACTTGAACTTAGCTTCTAGGGAAATTGAATCTAGCTGGGCGAATGAGTGGTCGCCCGGACTGGGTATCACTCAGGCTATGGCCGGTTCACAGGCCGAGAAAGACAGACCTTCAGACCCCTTACATCTTTTCAGAAAATAACCGGAACCATCATGGACGACATCGAATACGCTGACCAACAGTATCAGACACTTTTTAATTCCAGGATTAAAGCCATCCGAGAGCAGAAACTGGTGATGAGTAATCCCAGCAAAATATGTTGGTCATGCGAAGCTGAAACTGAAAGTGAACAACATCGTTGGTGTTCAGTTGAGTGTACTAATGCGTGGTCAAGAGAGAATGAATAACATGAATTTAGCAAAATTGATAGCCATTTATACAGGTATTGGAATCTTCTCAATTGCCGTGGCATATGCCCTGGCAACCGTGATAGACTTAGCTCAGGGTATATTAACTAAATAGACAAGGATGTCTTATATGAGCAGAAAGCAGGGTAATAGTAGTCTACGCAGGAAAGAAAAACGTGCTTTAAAATATCAGGGAATTGAGTACGTACCAGAAAATTACATCCGCGTCCCTGATGTAAAAGTCAAACCTATTCGCCCGTTGAACGAAGTTCAAGCGACCTATCTGCATTCGATCGAAGACAACATTATCACCTTTGGTATCGGCAGTGCCGGTACTGGTAAGACCTATATTTCTGGATCATATGCGGCTGACCAGTTGCGTGAGAATCCTAATTGTAAGCTGATCATCTGCCGCCCCGGTGTTACCGCTGGGGAAGATTATGGCTTTCTTCCAGGCACTCTGGATGATAAATTCAGCCCATTCCTTGATCCTTACCTTGATGTTCTTGAAGAGCGTCTGGGCAAGTCTTTTGTCGCCAGCCTTAGAGGTAGCGGAAGAATACTTGCCAAACCTTTAGCTTTCTTGCGTGGTAAATCATTCAAAGACGCCATCATCGTCCTGACGGAAGCCCAGAATGCTAACGTCGAGCAGATGGAGCTGTTCCTGACCCGAGTCGGAGAAGGCTGTAAAGTGATTGTTGATGGTGATATCCGACAAGCTGATATCAGAAATTCAGGACTGATGGACGCTGTTAACCGGTTATACAAAATTACAAGTATTGGTGTGGTGCAGTTTCAGATCGAAGACTGTGTGCGTTCTGGAATTTGCAAGCAGATATTGTTGGCCTACCAATGATCACATGGCCAGACCTAACGTTTGGTCCAATTAATTTATGGAGTGCACCTTATGCAAACCGACCTATCTACAAGGAACCACTTAATGAAATTACTAGGACTAGACTGTATTCAAATACTGTTCATAACCATCATATCCTTAATACTTTACTTAACAACCGAAAGCGTTAACGAAGACAACATCAAGAGACACCACTGCCAGCAAGTAGGAGGATTCTTTCTTGAGCGTGCTGCTGTATGTGTAGCAAAAGACGCAATAATCAAGTAAACTGCAGTTAAATCAACCCAATACAGGAGCCACGGATGGCTGCATTACCTAAAGATCAAGTCGTAATCAAAAAGATGGCGACCGGTGTAACCTCGGTCACCCCGGCGACCGGTAAAGGTACGGACACAACCCTTACCAATTCACTCACATCCTATTTCAATACCTCGCTGGCAGGCCTGCGTAACGCTGGCAAGACTTTTGAAGCAATCCGAACACTTGCCAGGGTTCACGGAGATGTCTCCGCTGCGGTGGCTGCGGTGGTCAGATTGGCCAATACTGAGCTGCATATGCGGGTCTACAGCTCTGATCATCAGCTCAGCCCGGATGGTTCTAACTTATTGCGGTCGATCATGGTGCGTATCAACAACACCTTCGACTATTCACAAGGCTATGATGACCGGATGACCTTGGCCAGTATCAAGGAAAGCTTGCTGCGTTCCATCCCGCTGACCGGCGCCTGTGCGATGGAACTGGTTCTGGATAAGACTGGCTTCCCATTCCGGTTACAGCCTGTTTCGGTCGAGAGCTTACAATTCAAGATCGGTAAAACCGTGATCGGCACCACCGGTAATAAGATTTCCCCTTTCCAACGATCAGCGAAAGGTGTTGTTGACCTGGACATCCCAACCTTCTTCTATGCATCGCTTGATCAAGATTTAACGACTGCCTATTCATCCTCACCGATGGAGCCTGGGCTGAATACTTCTTTCTTTCATGCTGAGACCGTGGATGACATTCGCCGGGTGGTCAAACGCTCTGGCCATTCTCGACTGGTAGTCAAGTTGCTATCTGAAAAGTTGATCAACTCCGCTCCGCTTGAAGTGCGCTCAGATCCTAACAAGCTGGCTGACTGGGTGGAAACAGCTCGACTATCTGTGAAAACAGAAATAGAGAAGTTGACGCCGGAAGCCGCCCTGGTGTTTTTCGATACCATGGATATCGAGTATTTGAATTCTGAGATCGGGGCTTCCGCAGAATATGGGCCGCTCATGGAATGCATTGACGCGATTTTAGCAACCGCGTTAAAGACTCCAGCTGCTATCGTCGGTAAGCGTACCAGTGGTGGTAGTCAAAACACGAGCTCTACCGAATCTTTACTGTTCATCAAAACCGCTGAAGGTATCCACGCTCCGGTTGAGTCGATCATGTCAAGAGCACTGACGTTAGCGATCCGGCTCTACGGATTCGACGGCTACGTGGTCTGCAAATTTGAGCCAATCGACTTGCGTCCTGATGTAGAGCTGGAAGCTTACAAATCTATGAAACAAACCCGCATCCTCGAGCAGCTTTCCCTTGGCTTCTTGACTGATGATGAAGCTGCTGAACATCTAAATACCGGACCACGCGCTCCGGGCGCACCAGCTTTGTCGGGAACAATGTTTGTTCAAGGGGGGCAGAATATGGCACCCCCTAATCCAAACTCTGACCCTGCCCGTCGCGCTTTAACTGGAGACACCCCAAAGGCAGCAGGAGGAAAAGATAACAAGAAGCGGTAGATCAGCGGGTTAGTAAAAATAATTGATATTAACCCTTCGATAAGGTATAAATAGGAATAACTTACAAGGATGTGAGCAATGATAGAAAGTACTTTAATCGCACGGATTGCAGCCGAAGAAGGCTTGGACCCAAAGCTGGTCACAGCCTTTATCCAAACCGAGAGTTCAGGTGATGCTTATGCGTGGCGCACTGAATCGGCCTATCGTTACCTGTGGGATGTTAAAAATAACAGACCCTATCGTAAGCTAACTCCTACTGAAGCAAACAGCGAAGTTGCCCCAGGCGATTTCTATGCTGCCGCTGGGTCAAGAAACACCGAGTGGATCGGCCAACAAGCCTCTTGGGGCCCTATGCAAGTCATGGGTGCTGTCGCTAGAGAATTCGGTTACAAAAAACATTTCCCTGAATTATGTGGTGAAGATGGCATACGCATCGGTTGTAAACTGCTGCGTAAACTTTTCGAAAAATATCAAGACCGGTACGGAAATGAAGGGGTCATAGCCGCATACAATGCTGGCACCCCTGCTTTATTAGACAGTGGAAAGTTCGGCAACCAAAGTTACGTTGACAAAGTCATGGCGGTGTTCCATGGCTAAGTTCCTCACCAAACTTAATGTTGAGGAAATCTCCGACACTGCGTGGATGGTGATGTCTCCCTTGGTTATCGAAACCGACTATGGGCAGACCATCTCGGTCCCTGCCGGGTTTATCACTGACTTCGCTTCTGTTCCCAGGCTACCTATGGTTTTCACCATATTTGGTGATACAGCTCATCAAGCGGCTGTGGTACATGATTACCTTTATTCCGTGGAAGCATTCCCTAGAGCATCAGCAGATTCTATTTTCTTGTCGGCTATGAAAGCCACGTCTGTCGCTGCCTGGAGACGTTACCCCATGTTTTTAGCTGTGCGTATTTTCGGCGGCGTGCTCAGAGGAAAACTCCATGTCAACTGAGATAGTCGACGACCAAACAGTAAGTCTCTTAGCCAATTATCTACCTCTCGTTGGGCCTGCTCTAGGTGCGGCGGTCGTTTTTGTTGGAAAAGCGATCGGCCATAAGGTCAACCGATTAACGGCAACAGTGGAAGACCACCAAGACCGCATCGTAGCTATAGAGCAGACGTATGTGTCCAGAGAGGATTTAGAAGGCATCATAGATGCCTTACAAAAAGATTTACGGGGCAGCTTCGAGCGTGCTCATAGTCGTATCGACGAAATTTACAGAAATCCAAGGAAGGATTAATCATGGGTCAGGTCACACAAACAACGGTACAAATACAAGCAGTATTAACGGCTGTAGGCAATGTCGCTGGTGTCTCCCCCACTAATACCGCAGCTGTTATCCCAACTACAGTATTAACAGATGCCTTAGCGTTGAAAGCTCCTCTTGCCTCTCCAGTTTTTACCGGAAATCCGCAGGCACCCACACCTTTGGTAACTGATGGCGATACTAGTGTGGCGACCACCGCGTTCGTTAAATCACAAAACGATAGTATCGTCGTTAGCCGATTTTATCGAACTGATAATGTGGTGGCAGTGACAATACCGGTCACCATAACGATCAATAGCACTGCCTCAACAGGTCTAAGCCTAACTAAGAATGCAGCTGGTCAACCACTCTCCATACCTGCCCCGGAATCCAAGGCTAATGCTTCGGTGGTCTATGATCGATCTGCATCCATCACATCACCTATCAATCAAGGTAATGTGGTAGCCAGCACACAGACTCAAAATCGAACACTTAATATCGGAGCGACCAATGCTGGGGTAACCAATATTGTTCAATCCAGAACTATTACGCGAAATTCACGCAAAGAGATCATCACGATCTCTGCTTGGGCTTAAGGAAAAACTATGCCAACGCCTGGACAATTATCTTACACAGCCGCTGCGATCCAAGGGATATTGGATTCTGTTGCGGCCAAGGCACCTTTAGCTTCTCCGGTCTTCACCGGGGACCCTAAGGCAACGACACCTGCTGTCATGGACAACGATACCAGCGTAGCGACTACAGCGTTTGTGAAGTCTCAAAGTGCCAATACTGTAGCCTCTAATTTTGTCAGATCAGTGGGGGCTAACCCTAATATAGCTGTGGGCATCCCCGTCACAGTCACTGTGACGATAAATGGTGTCGTATCGACAGGGTCAATTACCAAAAATGCTCACGGAGACATTTTGTCATCCTTTGGGGCTGACAGCAAAGCTAACGCAGCCACTGTGTTCGGCAGGGCGAATATTACTCAAGCCGCAGGCGCAGCAGGTACACAGACCTTGACAAGGACAATACAGCAAGTCGCTACCGACCTGACTTTAGTTAATGTCGTGCAGACCCGTACGATCACACGCAATACAGCAAATGAGATTTTAACCATCTCACAGTGGGCTTAACAATTAATTTTAAATAAAGGAATATTTATGAGTAGTGCAGGAGAAATAGCTTTAGAGTTAGAGGCAGCGGGTTTCTTTACAAATGTTGTCACCACGGATGTTAACGGCGATATAGTGGCAAATATCGTTCCACGCACTAACACTGTTACAGGATTAAATAGCATAGTCGGTACAGCAGGTGAGCTTGCAAGTGCTACTGATATAAATGCTATTATGCAGTTTAACGGTACTGTTGCAGGCGGCGCTATTTACTATCCTGATAGCTTTGCTATCGGATCTATTAGCGGTGAACGGTTCGTAGGTACTACTAACCTCACATCGGTTGCTAATCAGTGTGACTTCCTAAGAAACAGCACCTCTGCAAAACCTGTCATACCATTCTACTCAAATGCTGGTGCGATACTGGCTACTTACGATGCACTCAATTTCTTTAGTATTGATGCGCGTGTAGGGACAGTTACCCCACAAATGGCAACAGACGGTACTCGAATAGTTGAAGTAGATGCCAGCACTGTAGCCCATTACTTAGTGGCTCCTTACAGCACTTGGGCTGCTTATACGACAGCACTTCACGCAACTAATACCGCTTGGTCTAAACCTAAGATGTGCAATCTTAAAACTTGCGTAGTAGTCGACAAGGCTACGCTTGGCAAGACAGCATTAATAGATACGACAGCTGATACGGTTACTCTTAAAGACCTTCCTGTTGGTTATACGGGATCACTTGCACCAATAGTATCTTGTCCTCAAGAGTACACAGTAGCATCTGGACCGTTTGCTGTCTTAACCGAACCGACTAGTACAAAAGTAGCTGTATTGTTGGGAACATCTAACGCCCTCGCCACTTGGATCGCTTGGGATTTGCCGGCAGCACTTGGTTCACTTCCTATTGTTACGTTTACTAGGGATAAGGTACTGATAGGCTCACATGCATCTACTGTAGCCTATATTGCTAATTATGATTCGGTGGCAGGTACTATAAGTGCTTGGGTAACAATTACACTACCTTGCGTAGCATCGACAAATAGTAACTTATTATCATCTAACGGCTCTTGCTTTGTTTCAGGTGATGGAACATTGAAATCAATATATATCTCAACTAATGGACTTAGTTGGGCTAAGACAGCGTTACCTATTGTAGCTGCCGGCCTCATCCCACTTAACTCAGTAATCTACATCACTGATAATACAGCTAGTTCACCCGGTACAGGCAACTCAGTAGTACTTAATGCTAATGGTACGGTAGCTGTTGCGCCTAACGTTGGTGTAACCAGTGGGTTAAAACATCCACCTAATATGATAATCGGCAAATCAGGAGTCACTAATACCCTCCTATCATTTGTAGGTAGGCCAACACTGCCACAGAAGCTGGTAACAGCGGCAGCAATCGAAGCAGCAGTTGTTAACATTGCCGAAGGCACTAAGTACCAGAACATAACCAATGCAACTGCGTTAACCGCTCTTACTGTGAACTTACCTCCTAACCCTGTTGCCGGTATGGAGATAGTGGTACGCTTCCTTAATGCCGTAACTACTGTAACATTTGGCACACAAGCGGCTCCTGCCAATCAGACTATCAATGCTGGCGCCACACTAGCTCAGGCAGTAGCAGCCAAGCAAGTTGTTCGCTTTATTTATATTGGTCTTGACTGGATGGTAGGCTAATATGCGTTTGGTTCATGGCGATGGTGCCAGAAAGGTAAGAGGTCGAAATATAGATGAGACACTGGAGGTAGTAGGTATTAGATATAAGACACTATCAGGCGATGGTTCAACGGTAATTTCTGTACTGAAAGATGCCAATGTATCACAGGTTACAGCATCTACTAGTTATGATAATCTGGAACTATTGAGCTATAAAGCAGCAGGTGCAGTATCAATAACTAACCTAACACCGGCTATAGTGGATATAGTTAATAATAAAGCTGTGTATAAAGCAGCCGGAGTGGTTATATTAAATATCAGTGATGGATATTCCACTGTTGAGGTTAAAGATAATATTGCTTACACACCACTCACTGGCACTACACCAGCTCTCATAAGTCACATAGCTGGATCATTAGCAGCTTCACTCATAAGCAGCGTAGATGCGTTGCTTGTTGGAAAGTCAGCAAGTAATTATTCTCATATAGAAAGATTGGTTCGCGGCCATGACTGGTTAACTAATATGGTTCGTAATCCTACCTTATGGTGTGCTGCTGTAGACACTAGCGGTATGGCTGCATCCTGTAATACTCCTGATGGGTGGTATCAACCTAATGCTACAGCTATTTCACCTAGGCATGTATTATCTTGTTGGCACTGGGTAGGAGGAGGTAATAACCCTGTGTTCTTAGGTAATGACGGTGTCTGCTATCCTCGTACTGTTACTAACTGGTTACGTATAGGAAATACTGACATATCTATCGGTCTACTTGATGTGGCCTTGCCTGCAAGTGTCGTACCTGTAAAAACCTTCCCTGCTAATATAACTAATTACCTCCCTAATACACTCCTTGGTGGGATACCTGTATGTAGGCTCACAACTGGAAGTACAACTGACAATACACAAGGTAAGGTGTTGTTGGATTACGCGCGCAGTGCTTGGCCTAGCTTTGAAACAACTTCCACGTTGTATAAATCTCCATTAGGTCTTAATGCCAGTTGGTTCTCAGGTGCTAGGCGGGACTATAACAGTGGAAGCCCTAGCTATGCGATACTTGGCACTACACCTATACTGATAAGTGCGTGGTTTCATGTATATGACGGCCCAGTAGTGTTCAATCACATAACTGAAATAAATGCTGCAATGGCTACATTACTTGGGGCAAGTACTTATACGATCGGTACTGTCGATGTTAGTGCTTACCCAATTTATTAAACGGTATAATGGCTAAAGGTTAATTGAGCTTTAAATAATCCAAGGACGGATCAATGAAAATAAAAATCTTATTGTTAGTCAGTATTTTAATAACCGGCTGTGCTCACCACCATGTGGTGAAGGTGGCCGAGCCGGCGCAACTTGATAAACTTCAAGAGCAATCGTTACAAAACACCTGGGTTGAATTTTTCAAAGCCCGGGATTAATCCAAGGATGGATCGATGAAAAGAAAATACGAGTACTGGCTTGGGGATGAAGGTTCCTTAGCCACCTATCAAAAGGTCCAAGAGAATTCTCTTGATCCGAATCTTAGGATTCAATCAAACAACCAGCAAGAGTCAAGTCACATCTTGTCTCAGCATGGTAGCGTTGCCGTCATCAGTATTCAAGGTGGCCTGCTGCCCTTCAGTAATTGGATGACCCAGATGATGGGTTTGACCGGCTACCCCGACATCCGGGATGCCTTGGTTGAAGCTGCTCAAGACGACACCATCGATCAGATCCTGCTTGATATTAACTCGCCCGGCGGTTCAGCCTCGGGTATTGAAGACATCTCAAGCCTGATTGCCAAGATCGACAAACCGATCACTTCTTATACCAATGGTACGATGGCATCAGCCGCCTACTGGATTGGTGCATCAGCAGATAAGGTATTTGCTTCCAGCTTGTCATCTGTTGGATCTATCGGAGTTATCGCCACTCATTTTGATGAAACCAAAGCGTTAGATATGGCCGGCGTTAAACCGACTGTCTTCAGATCTGGTGAATTTAAAGCGCTGGGTGGCCCCTACGAGACTCTTTCTGCTCAAGCTATTACTACGATTCAGAGCCGATTAGATTCACTCTACACGGCCTTTGTTTCACACATTGCTGACGTTAGACACACTTCTGCTACTGTTGTCCATGATAAAATGGCTGATGGCCGAGAATTTTTAGGACATGAAGCGTTACAAGCTGGGTTAATTGATGGTATCATGTCGATTGATGACTTAATGGTTAAGTTAAGCTCCACAAAACCGTCCAATGGAAGGACACAAAACACACGCATGGAGGCGAGTGAAATGGCTAGAAAATTACTAAGCGAAAAAGCAGCTGCAGTTTTGGCGGCAGGTGGCGAGATTGATGCCTCCCTGGAAACCGTTACTGAGCCTGTTATCGAAGTCCCTGCGGTTGTCGAAGAAACCCCCGCTGTTGAAGAAGTTGCTGCTGCTGTCGTTGTACCGGCTGCTGAAGACGCTTCTTTAGTATCCTACTTGAAAGCTGAGCTGTCTTCAGTTAACGAGAAACTGTTAACCGCATCTATGGAAACCCGCAATCTGCAGGCGAAACTGGACGCTATCACAGTAACCCACGATTCCATGCGTTCAATCGTGTGTGACTCAATCAACAACAAGACCTTCCCTGTAAGTGGCAATCGTTTGGATTTGTCTGCCTTGCCAGATGAAGCCTTGGTTCAACAGTACCAACACGCCAGTGCGGAATTCAGCAAGACGTTCCCTATCGGCGGTAAATCCATTTTGCCTAGCGTAGAACAACCTGAAGTTATGGTTGATCCCGCCCACGCAGCTCGCATTAAAGCTTCAAAAATTTAATCTTAAATAATCAAAACATGGAGGTTTTGAAATGACTACTTTTGTATTTATGGAAACAGTACCCAATGAATTGTATTCCGCTGCTCTTGGCGTTAACGCTGCTGGTAAATTTACAGCTGTTGACTTGAATAAAGCAGTTAAATTCGGTACAGCAAACAATTTCGTTTTATGTGCAACCGGCGACCAGATTGACGGTTTCGTAAAAGCGATCGAACCTTACACTGTTAACGATGGCTTCGGCTTCGGCGGTGTGCAGCAAGAAGGCCGTGTGACTGCGATTATCGGTGTGCAAGGTGCAACACCAATGGCAGTAGGTGACTTGGTAGTTGCCGGGGTACAAATCGCGGTTGGCACAGCAGGTTCTGCAGTTGTTATCACAGGTGCCGGGGTTGCTGGTAAAGAATCTTGGAGATGTATCCGCATCGTTTCAGGTACTGGCGTTGCCGGTGACACTGTTCTGTTAGAACGAGTTTAATTCACACGAACCACGGAGGGTTCAAAATGACACAAATTATCGACAATACCGGTTTAGCCCAAGAGGTTACACTGGTCGTAGAAGACTACAAAGCAGCGTTCGATGCTGGTTTGACCTTACCTCAGTACTTGAACAACAAGTACCCTACTGATGCTGCGAAATATGGTACTGCTTTTGAGCAGTCTATGGCTTCCAATGGCATGTTCTTGAATGCCGACAAAGTGTCTGGCTTGAAACCACCTTCCCTTGCAGACGTTATGAGCGGCAAGGTTAACATTGGTATGGGCCCTATCACTCGCCCTGATGGCAGTGGTGCACAATCTGTTTCAGGTCGTTTACTGTTCCCAGCAGCGATCTTGGAGTTGGTTGAATCTCAACTGATGGATGACAACACTTCTTATGAAGGTGTTTTCAACCGTTTGATTGCTGTTAATTCAAGTGTTGATAGCCCACGGGTAGATCAGCCGATCATCAATTTAACAGCTCCACGTAGTTCACGCAGCATGCCGATCTCACAGATGTCAGAGCCTGCGGCTATGGTCACAATTACTTTGAGTGAAAAGTCTTTCAGGTTGCCAACTTACAGTATCGGCCTTGAGATTTCAGACGAAGCACAAAAAGCAGCTACCATCGACTTGGTGGGTATTGCTTTACGTGAACAAGCAATCGGTGAACGCGCTCTGATGATCGACGAAGGTATCAAGAAAATGGTACTGGGAGATGTTGATTTCGGCATGGCTGGATTAACTTTTGAGCCTATCACTAATTATGATTCTACCTTGACCTCTGGTGCAGGTGTGATGAATAACAAAGCTTGGGTTAAGTGGCTCCGTGCTAAATGGCGTTCTCTTAATATAGATTGGGTAATCTGTGACCTTGACAGCTATTTGGCTATCGAAGGTCGTACAGGTCGCCCTGTCATCTTTGATAATGACGGTAATGGTCGTATCACTTCTATGGTGGCTTTGGCTAACCCTGGTGTGCCTGATCAAGTTAACTTCTTCATCCTTGATGATCCAACCATTATCGGCGGTACTACTGCTGTTAACGGCAGACGGATCGTTGGTCTTGATAGCCGTAGAGCTATCCGAAAAGTCACTTATACCGGCGCACAGTACAGTGCAATTGAACAGTATGTAATGCGTAAGTCTTCTGCATTACGTATCGACTTTTCAACAAGCTACTTCCGTTTAATGGATGGAGCTTGGAGAGGTTTGACTATCTAAAATAGTCATATTGAGAAGCCCACTTCGGTGGGCTTTTTCTGGTGTACACCTTTTGTAAAACCACGCTATAATAACTCAATCCCAATTAACGACAAGGATGTCGATCATGGCCGCAGCCCCAAAATCCCAAAAACCCTCAGCCACGACTTTAGTCGTTCTAAGCACAGTCAACATCTATGATGCTGAACTGGACTTAACCCTGGCTGCTGATACGAAAACTGAAGTTGCTAAGATCACTGATTGGCTTCAGTACCATATTGATCACGGCGTCTTGAAGATAGTCTAATGCTGGCCATCCTCTACACAGACACCAACCAAATACGCTCAGTACTGGGCGTTGAGTTGGAGGATCTCAGCGATACGACCATCACTGACCGTAACCTTGAAAAAGAACTGCGTCTGGACTTGCTGAGCTGGTCACCGACCCATGCTGCTTTACATGCAGCCGGGGCAACTGTAGGTGCAACGGAGTTAGCACAGTCAATTGCTGATGCGATTACTTTATATTCGACTTACTTCTGCTCTGTGCTGGTTGTTAAGTCGTTGCAGCTTGCCGCTCCACAATCAATTTCTGATGGCAAGAATACCATGAGTCGATTTTCAACCATCGACTGGCAAGCTTTGACGGGACACCTGAAAGAGCGATTGGCCTTTTACAAGGTATTTGTGCAGGATTCAACATCGGCCACACCCACCGCTCCGGTTTACAACCTGTTCTCCGGGCTGGGCTTGTCCACTGACCCGGTCACCTCAGCCTAATGAGACTGGCGACCGCCGCTAACCGTTTCGCCCGGACCCCTATTTCAGGGTGGAACGGCACGGCCTGGGTTGCTAATGTCACTACCGTGACCTTGTTGCCGTTCGACCGGTTTATCAGCGAGAGAGAGTTTGGTAATAAACGTCGGTTTCTTTTAGTCCGGCCTAACGATACAACCTTTGATACCTATTCGGTCATCAAGCTGCCTAGCCAGGAAATCTACTTGGTCGGCATGCATGACTCGGATATACAGGTTGACGAGTACAGCCGAAGCTTACTGATTCACAGGGTTCAAGGACTTGCTGACCTGATTGGATTTACTAAGGTAATCAAAGCCAGCGGCATGGCCGGAACAGCTGTGAGAGCTGTGTTAAGACAAGTCTGGTGTGACACCGAGCGCGTCACTTCCAGTAAGTCAAAAGAATTCGATCAGATAGCTTTCACTCAAGTTACTTTGACATTCCCTCGCGATTGCGTAGTGGATACCGAGAACGAAGTCCAGATTGGTGGTCAGTATTACACCCTTTCTGAAAGCTATATGGCGTCTGGATTTCGGCAGTGCCGAGGTATGGCCAAGCGATCTGCCGACGTTGTACTTCCACTTTGGCCACCGAATACTTTATTTGACAGCTTGGGTATTGCCCTGACTGACTCATTATCGATACCTTTAACTACAGCGGCGGCATAATGTCTTACAGCATCTTCACACTGGCACTCAAGTCATCCTTAGATTTTTATGCTAAGCAATTGGCAGATTCTAAAGGTATGCCTTTCGTTGATCTGGCGGCTGAGACATTCTCTAAAGCAGTTCTGGAATCAGATCAGCCAGCGATTTGTTGGGACTTCTCGTCCGTTCGTGTTGACCCGGTTGACCCTATGTATACCGTGATGTTTGACATCGGCATCATGACCTTCTTGGATCCCTCTCAATATGTGTCTCTTGACTTAGTCAGTATGTTCTTGGATGCGTTTCAAGTGGGTAAGGTCTTCATTATCAGGGATTACAGTGGTGATGTGGCCCCGACAACAGATGCCGGGTCTATGTTGATTACGTCTGCTGCTATCACTCCGCAGCAGGCTGACAGTGCGACCGGGTTACGGTTTGTTACTGTGACCGCCAAAGCACTTAGAAATGTCTAACGACGGAAAGGTCACACAAAAGAGTGGCTTCAACAATCTTAAGATTGACACCCATACTCTCAAAGGTGCTTTAAAGAAAACAATCGATCAGGAATTTACCGCAGACACGTTTATCCCTGTTTCGTTACTTGACAAGATTGGTAAAGAGTTAGTTAAGCCAGGGACGGAGTCGGAGTTAGCACATGGTGGCAGACGTGTAGCTCGTAAATTTGCTGAAACAGTAACGACTGAAAAAAATTACCAACAGTTAGCTGCACAAATAGCCGGTGAGGTATCGCACTTCCCACGTGCTTACTGGGCTTTCTATCGAGCGTTGCTGCAATCTATGGACTCCTTAGTCCAGAACCCCGGTGTCCCTGCGGTGGTCAGCAAGACCAAGCTTATCAAGGAAACGAAGAAGCGTCGGGTTGATGGAAGTGCTGGCAAGCCTGAGTACACAGAGTACGAAGTCTCTATGGCTGAGTTCAATAAAACTGTCCTTCTTAATCCTTCGGAACTGATCGGCAATGTCCCTGTCACTACCATCAATCTAAAAGGTAGATGGAAGTCCCTGGCCCCCAGCACAGTTGAAGCCAAGAAGTCGTTGGGCAAGCCAGTCTTCTGGCACCATACCGGAGAAGCAGCCAA